CAGGTCCCGGCAGGTCAACAAGTGGATGAACAGCGGAGCTTTCCAACGGTTACTGATTGCCGCCTAAACAACTGGCAAGTATAAAGGAGATAGCAGACGATAAGGCAGGATTTGATCACCTGTGATAACTCTAACTTTCTCTCTTGACAGTGACACCTAGGCAAGTGTATAAACTGCCTACACTACTACCTAACCCTAACCAAGGAGGATCATACACATGATCACCATTCGCCCCTCTAACCCTCCCCGTACCGAGTGGGTACGCCGTGCAACTGACCAGAAGTGGGTCAAATGGGTGGAGAAGCCCATCTCCTCCCTCTCCTCTGAACCAGTGACGCAGGTATCTCCTGTGTCCAAGACCGGGGAGCACTGGCTCCATGACCATTACACATGGGTCATTGAAGATGTGGTGGAGAAGAGAAAGAAATGAGGACCCTAGATATGAAGCTATACAACTACACTGACCACGATGAAATACCACCTGACCTGTGGGACTACATGGAAGGCATAGCAGATATAGACCATTCTCTGCACGAGGTTTCTATCAAGGAAATCAATGACTTCCTCAACCTTGTTGAGTCAGAGGGTGAGCTAGGTCTCCCGGATGAAGAGCTAGATATTCCTGATGATCCACGCCAGATGTGGCTTGAGTTCAACAAATGATGATCAGCCTCACCCTGATGTCACCTCTGGAAAAGATGGTTGACAATGATATAAAACAATTCTACAAGGACACTGGCCCTATGACATTCACATGGGATTGTCTGTCACCTTGGGCAAAGAACCAATGGACAAAGAAATTTTGGAAGGAGAAACTAGACTAATGAACATCTTCTACCTACACCCTGACCCCCTCACAGCCGCTGAGATGCACTGTGATAAGCACTGCGTCAAGATGATACTGGAGACAGCACAGATGCTGT